TGTATACTATTTTATATCAAAGTATGTATATTTCAGTGTTACGTCAGCTTGTAGATATTCAATATCAGTTTGTTGAGTTGAAAATTCTACAGCAGATAATGAAGTTGGAAAACAATCTTTAAACGATATTTCCTTTGTTACATTATTATGGCTACTAAGAATAGAAAGAGTGGCATCTGATTTAAATGCTTCTCCCTTTTCAATAATATTATGCATCCAATTAAACATCTCAATATAGTTTTCCATATCTTCTGTTACGTTAAATCTTATAGCTAAATCGCCAAAATTAATTCTATCGCCTGTAAACGCTATATTAGCAGCTTTATATGGAGATGAAGATTCAGATAAAGATAAATCAGGTAGTGTTACTGATGTGCAAAAATATTCAACATTAGCATACTTAGTTGAATCAATTTTAAATTGAAAACCCGTAGGACTTAAAAAGTTTTTATTTGTAGTAGTCATATATCTATTTATACTCTTTTAAATGTTAAACGCCAATCCATGGCCAGCTAACTCCTAAAACTTTACTTATTCAGCTTCAGATGATTCAACACCAGTTTTATCGGCAGCACTTTTAATTGTATCTGATACAACATCTAAAGTACCGGTAGTAACTCCAGCAACGTCAGAAGCAACACCACCAACAATATTCTTAGTGCCATCAATTACTGAGTCAACTGTATTACAACCAGCTAACAAAACTACTGTCATTAATGCAAAAATCTTATGCATGATAATCTCCTATCTTGTAATTCCGGGGGTGGTTTCCTATCCACTCATGTGCAGTACGTACCACTTGATACGCAGAACATCTTCCTTATATCTATTTATACACATAAAAAAAGGGCCCCGAAGGACCCTTTAAGATTAACCTAATTAAAGATTAAGCACTAGCCATAATACCATCTACTCTAAAGATTCTAAAGTAAGGGTTAGCTCTGTCAGTACCAGTAGTACCGTCAACTGCTACAAATGGGTTAGCAACCATGCCATATCTAGTTTTGAAACCGATTCTTGGCTGGAAGTCATTTTCACCAATTGCTTTGACCATAGTTAAAGGAACGTATGGGCAGTAGAAAAGACCTGCGTCATATGGAGTACTTCCTCTGTAACCTACAGTTACGTAGTCAGGATTAGTACCAGTTGCATATGGATCAACATATACTTTGAACTTACCATTAAGAACACCAGCAAAAGTATTACCAGTATCATCAACATTCAAAGAAGTTGAAAGTGCAGGGCTGTAGTCAAGCATACCAGAAGCAGCAAGTACAGAAGCAACATCAGAAGAACAAATAACATAGTTACCCTTTCCTCTTCTTGTAGCTTTAGCAATAGCATTAGCTTCTCTTTCGATTTGCATGATAAGACCTTTAGCTTTCTCTGCTAACCAACGACCATCAGAATCAGTATCGATATTAAAGATACCTTTGATAGTAGCGTTGTTAGTACCAGCGCCCAAAGTAGCTTTTCTGTTTACAGTTCTAACAACTTCTCTGTTGATTTCCGCAAGGATTTCAGAAGAAAGAATGTTAGCAAGCTCGCCTTCAGCATCTAGGCCGTGTACGGCTTTAAGATCTTGAGCAAGTTCCATAGTGTATTCAGCTTTAAGAGCTCTTGACTTAGCAGTAACAGTAGCTTTATCGATTGAGAATGCCATCTCACCGAATGCACCGTCACCAGATTCGCCAACACCTAATCTTTCTGAAGCACTAGTAGAAAGACCACCAGCAACGTCAGAAACGATTTCGCCAGCAGTTTCGTTCGTACCTAGATCGTTGTCGCCGTTATCAGCAGCAGATTCTAGACCAGAAGGTCCAGCTTCTTGAGTAACAGAAGCGTCACCTGAGAATGAAGCATTAGCTTCGTCAAATAGTGCTTCAGTACCACCTTGAGTGCTGTACTTAGATTTCATTGCAAAGATTAGACCAGTAGGTCCGCTCATTGGTTGTACACCAGCAATATCATAAGCGATAAGGTTAGGCATTGCTCTTCTTACGAGAGAGATCAATACAGGATCGAATCCTTTAACATCATCACCACCAGTACCGATGTGGTTAGCTGCAGCTGCTTCTCCAAGGAAGTTTCCTTGCTTAGCGATCATTTCTTCTCTTGCTGCGATTTCTTGGTTCTCTAAAAGACGTGCTGTAACAGCTGCCTTATGGCCGTCTTGAATTGATGGAACGTCTGCGTGCTCGAGAACTGGAGCCCACTTTTCCATTAAGTTTTTGTCTGCGTTAAACATTTTTTGTTTCCCCTATATAGACTATTTGTTATATTTTGAAATAGCTGATGTGTATCTAGCCATAGCATTACTGACATCTACCGGAGCTTCGTCAGTACCAACCAAGTTTTGAGCTTCATCTACTGATTCTTGAGCTTCAGATTTGAAGTATGATTCTTTAATAACATTAACCTTCATTTCGAAGTTTTCTGCTGTATCAAAATCAATATCTTCTACCAAAGATGCAAGCTTTTCAGCTTCAGTCAATGCTAGCCCAGAAGAAGCTTTTCTTACTATCTCAGCTCTTTCCAATCCGGAAACAGACTCAGTTAGTGCGATATTCTCTTCTGTTGATTTATTTAAAGATTCTTCCAATTCAGCAACCTGTTCGCTTAATTCATCGATCAGATCAACTTTACCTTCTGGAACCTCAATGTAATGTTCTTTGAACACTGATTGTAAAGAAGTCATAAAGTCTTCAGCAATTTCAGTCCTAAGACCAGTCGTTACTTCTACTTCATTTTCGCTTATCCAGTTACCAACCACATAGTTAAGGTAAGAATCTACCTTTTCTACTAGTTCGGACTTGATTTCAGTTACTTCTTCTTCAAGGTTTTGAACGTACTCAGATTCTAATCTTTCGATCTCTGCACCTACTTTAGATTTTAAAGCAGCTTCAAAGATTATCCCAGCTTTCGCTTGGAAACCGTCAGATAGAGTAGCTTCTTCAGCTACTAATGTTTCTAAATCTTCAGAATAGTCAATATGAGCTACGTCGACATCAACGTCCTCTTTAGCAACTTTCTTAGTTTCTTCAACATCATCTTCGCCTTTCATTGATTTAACAACACTAGCGTAGATTTTCTGTGCACCTTCTTTTTTAGACTTTTTCAACATATCATTCACTGAAGCCATAATTGCAGCTTTAGTTTTCGGCATTTCAACTACAGGCTCTTCGTCTTCGTCGTCTTCTTCATCATCAGACTCCTTAACTTCTTCCTCTTCGTCTTCATCCTCATCCTTAGCTTCTACGATTTCTTCGTCTTGAACTTGTTCGTCTTCAACGAGCTCCTCGTTATCTAGCTCTTCAGTTTCTGATACGTCTTCGACTAATTCATTTTCGATTTTGTCATTAGACATAATTTATTCTCCTATTAAGAATTTACAAGTTTAGAGAGGAAATTCTTAAAAGCTTTGATCTCAATATCCGATGAACGTATACCTCGAGCTTCCTTTATTTCAGTCTCAATTTTCTCAATTTCTTGTGGACAAAGAACGCCATTATTCCATACCCATTCAACACCTTCCATAATTCCATTGACAAATGCCTCTGGAGCCGAAGGGTCTTGAACGATATCTACTGTAGATAACATAAAGTCATCTTTCACATACATAGCGCCATTCTTTTGTACAAGACTTCCCATACCACGACTTGATACACCAAGTTTAACTCCACCTTCAAGCAAACCTTTTACGATTTGACCCATAGGGGTTTCTAAAATTGATGCTTTTCCTACAACATTACTTCCGTCAAATTTGAGTTCTGTAATTTTGTGTGAAACTTTATCTAAGTTAATGGTAGGACCTTCAGGGTGATTTAACTCCCCAACTGCTCTACCAGTACTTACTTGTTCTTTTACGTATTTAGCAACAGCACTTTCTAAGATACTCTTTTCATAAATACGACCGTTTCTATTTTTAGAATCGGCTTGCATAAAAACACCCTCAATTACGAGAGTCTTTTTGCCATTAACTTTTTCTTCAATAACTTCTAAGTTACTGTCATTAAATTCTGCTATAAGCTTCATATACTTATTTCCGTTGTTATGCTTCTGCTTCTTTAGAAGCTTGTCTATCTTGAAGCGTAGAAGCAATTTCAATCTTCTTAGCGTCAAGAGCAGCTGATAATTTATCGGCCATAATAGTATTAAACTGTTTACCAGCTTCTACGTTATTACCATTTTTTACATTATCAATTAAATTTTCAATACTCATTTTCTGTTTCCTTTGTTATATATTTATAATATTTTAAATGTCAAGATCATCTTCATCTTCAATTTCACCTGAAGCCTTTTCAGATTCAATTTGTTTCTTTATTTCTGATATTTCATCATCAGACTGTCTTAATATATTTTTACGAACCCATTCATTAGATACATATTTACCAACATATTCATCCATTTGTGCTAGCATTTCAAATCTTTCTCTTACTATTTCAGCTTCTTTTAATTCACTAAAATAATTATCTTCAATAAAGTCAAATGC